CCGCCGCCAGCCGCTCTTGGACGGACTTGCGGAAGTTCTCGTTGGCGTTGGTGAGCACCGAGGCCAACCGTTGGTCCAGGAAGTCGGCACCCCAGACGACCATCGCAATCGGGGCCAGCACGTTGTTGAAAGCGTTGCCCAGCAGGCCGGCGTTGGCAGCCGCCAGCTTGGCGCGGAGCGAGAAGGCCATTAGCGCGCCGCCGGCAACGGCCAGCGGTTCGGCCAGCGTCGTCAAGGCGGTGGCGATGCCCTTCAAGCTGGCGACCAGCCCATCCGCCCCGCCCACCGCCTTGAGCAAGCCGCTGAGGAACTTGACCAGTTCCGGGCCGACCTCCGTGGCCAAGGCGACCTTGATCCTGTTCAGTTCTTTCGTGTACTGCTCGGCGTCGCTGGAGGTGAACGTCTTGAACGCCTCGTTCAAGGTGTCCCGCGAAGTCTTGCCCATCACGGCCAGGGCTTGCTCAGCCTGCTGGGCACCGGAGCCAGTCAAGCGGAGTTCCGCGTTCAAGGCGCGGATGTTACGGAACAAAGTGGCCGTCCCTGCCACATCTTCATTCTGGCTGTGGCGCAGCTTCTCAAAGGCCCCCTGGAGGCCCTCTGCACGAATGAGCTGCTGACCCGTCTCGTAGCCCAAGGCTCGCAACTCTTCCCGCATGTCCGTGGAGGGCTTGATGAGCGCAGCCAAGGCAGCCCGGAAGCCCGTGGCGGCCTCCGGGACGCGCTGCGAGCCGATCGTCAGGGCGATGATCGACGAGTTGACCTCATCCAGGCTGACCCCCAACTCGCTGGCGATTGGGACGATGCGGCCAATCACCGGCGTCAGGTCGGCACCGCGGGTGCGGCCCAACTCAATCGTCTTGAAGAACTTGGCCGCCACGTCTTCGGCCTGGCTGGACGACATGCCGTAGCCGTTGAGCGTGCCGGTCAGAAGCAGCACGGCCTCGTTCAACTCCATCACGCCGACCTTCGCCAGCTTGGCGGAGGCCGTCATAATGTCCGAACGCTGCTTGACCGTGGTGAACTGGTTGGACAGCGTTTGGTAAATCGCCTCCGCCACGTCCGGCAGAGGGAAATTGAACGCCCGCGAGAAGTCGGCGACCTCCTTGCTCAACCCCTGGAAGTTCTTGTCGATCTTCGGGGCGATGGTCTGGATTTCCGAAATGCTCTTGGAGAACTTGAGGGCTTCGTCCACGGACTCCCGGAGCAGGTCACGAAGCTGGCTCAAGGCGCGGACGATGAACTGGGTCATCACGACCCGCGCGAGCGTTTCCCAGGTCACGGTGAGCCGCGCGGTATGCGTGGCCGCGGCCTGTGCGCCGCTGGCCGCCTGCTGCCCGGCCAGAGCCGCCTGCTGGCCGGTGGTCTGGGCGGCCTGGCCGGCACGCCCGATGGCACCGGTAAACTGCTGGGCCGAGGTGGTTGCCTGGGAGTAATCGGGCGGCAGCCAGAGCTTCGAGGCGGGCGCAGTCTGCGCGGCGGGCATTGCCGGCCCTGTGCCCATCTTCGACATCGACGAGGCGAGCCGCGAGGCGGCCGAGGCCATCTGGCGCATCGTGGCCAGGGCACTGGCCGCCTGGCTGTTCCAGGCGTCTATGACCGCGCCCAGCGCCTGGAACGCCGCGCCGGAGGCTTGCAGCGCAGAGTCCAACCGCTGCAAAGCGCTTAAGGCGCTTTCCACGTCGAAGCCGAGTTTATTGATGATCTCGTCAGCCATGAGATACGCTTGCTACGTGCTAGCGCGCACCGCGCGCACATGGGGCTTGACCGGCGGAAGGTCCACGGTGTCTGCAAATCGGAGGAAGGCCCTGGCGCCTACGGCCTGGAAGTTGTAGGGGCCTTCCTTAATCACGCGATAGAAGAGGGTCGGGTCGGGATCGACGTTGGCGTTGTGGTACTCGTTCCAGATCAGCCACGGCAGCGTCGTGCTGTAGCTGAAGGTGTACTCGCCGGTCTCCTTATCCGCCGTCAGTTTGCCGTCGCTTTCCGCCATCCCCATCCCCGTGCGGTCGATCCGGCTGCTAAACAGCCCGTGTGCTGCCTGAACGGCCGCCGGTGCGACAGGCAGACCGTACCCGATCTGTTGGGCCAGCTTCACGAACGTGGCCCGCGATGCCCCGCTCCACACCGGAATCTCCGCCAGGACCGCCTCCAGCCAGGCCATGAGCCCCTGGGCGATTCCCTGGGTCATGTGCTTGTCCAGGGCGTTGCGGTAGGCCGACACGTCGATGCGCGGTGCGGAGAACTGGGCGGTGAACTTCATGGTCAGGAACCTTGCTCCGGCCGATGCCGGGACGCCGCAAGGGGCATCCGTGCCCCGGCCAGTTGAGCCTCCCGCTCCGCTTCGTCGTAACTCCGCAGTTGGTCGAAGGCGACGATCAAAGCCTGGGTCTCAACGCCGCACTCGTCCCACGACGGCTTGACGCCCGGCGGCCGGATGCCTAGCCGCTGGCAGGCCCGCCAGATGGCGAACTCTCCCGTTCGGTGAGGGGGCCAGAGAATTGATCGGGCATCGGTTCCTGACCAGCAAGAAAAACCTCGCGGGCCTTTTGCAGCTTGGCCTCGTCCAGGGCGTTCGCCTCAAGCACCAGGGCCAGGACGCGATTGGCCTCCACTTGGGTCAGGCCGCCGTTCTTCAGGTCGTCCTCCCAATTCGGCCAGGTCCGCGGGTCGTTCTCCTTCACGCTGTCCCATTCGATCTCGGACGGGGCCAGGGACTTGACGACCATGTAGCCGAGGCGCTTCTTGGCCCAGATGCCCAGGACTTGCTGGTAGGTGGGATCGTTGAGGTTGGGCACCCAGCCCTCTTTGGTGTACTTGCCCGGCGGCTTCGGCGTCGGGCAAAGGGCGTTGAATTCGTCCATGTCGGGCAGCCCCCTGGCACGGAACACGAGGTTCTCGTCGCCGCGAGGCAGGACGAGGACGACTTCGTTGGAGAGCCCTTTCGGGTCGATACCGGCAATCTTCATGTTGTTCCCTCACGGAGAAAGGGGAAGAAGGCGGTGCCGGCACCGGTGCCGGCACCGCGGGACTGGTCTGTTGACAAAGAGGCCAGTCGAACCGGCTCGCAAGCCGGGGAGTCGTTCAGAATCGACGCTGGCCGTTTATTGCACGTCCGGCCACGGGTCGGCGGAGCCCACCCGATCCACTTGCGGCTCGGTGCGCTTGCACTTGCCGCTGACCGAGATCGACGCCTCCTTGTAGTTCACCTCCCGACTCTCGGAACGAAAGTCAGGGAAGGCGACTTGCTCCCTCTGGGCCGTTCCGCAGGGCGGGGTGTGGCGGACAATCATGTGGACGCAGTACGGCTCGCACAGGTCGTCGGACGCACTGACCCACTCGGCTGCGCCGCCAATGCCCTTGAGGGCATCCACCGGGCTCACCGGCTCGCTCGTGCCCTGGGTGATGTGCTCGAAGACGGCCTCCAGCTTCACGTCCATCGGCACCTGGTTGCCTTCCCGCACGGTGTCCAGGTCGCCCCGGTCCAACTCATACTTGTACTCGTTGTGTTCGGTGTACGTGACGTTGCCGTCGCCGATCTTGATTTCCAACTCCTGCGGATAGAACGTCACCAGGCCGCCGTCCGTGTACGTGCCGGCCCCAAGCGCGGGGCTGAAGGTAATCTGGGTCGTGGGGCTGCTCCCGCTTGGGGTCCGCGCCGTGACGGTGTGGTACACCGGGGTCGTCTCGCCTGCGATCTTGAAGCGAGCGCCCAGCGGCACCAGATCACTGTCTTTGGTGTTCAACACGATGGTGTCGATGGTCAGTTGCGTGTCGTTCTCGGCCGGAGGGGTGACGGGCTGGTTGACGGCCGCCGCCCCGTTCAGACCGTCCTGGAGAATGACATCGCAGTCTCTCAACTCGATGCGTGCCATGTGTGGTATCTCCTCGTTTACTTACTTGGTGGTAATCTCCATCCGGTAGCGAGCGTCTACCATTGACTGCTTCAACCGGTCGGTCGGATTGATCTGGCCGAAGTGCATGACCCGGATGGCCTCGTGTCGGCCTTGGACCGGCGAGAGGCAGCCGACTAGGGCGTGCTCGTCGTCCTCCGGCCCGGTGCCGTACTTGTAGACGGCGATGCTGGCATCCATTGCCTCCTGGAATACGCCGGTCTTCTGGATGATGGCGTACTGATTCTTCTGCTCTTCGTAGCGGCTGAGGAGCAGCACGTTCACCACGACTTCGATCTGGAAGTAGTTGTGGCTGAGTTCCTTCGTGAACGGTCCCGTGATGCGGACCTCGCACCGATCCGTGGCGCTCATAAACTCCGTGGTCCGCTCGTCCAAGCCTTCGATCAGGACGGGAAGCTGCTGGCCTTCGGCCACTTGCTTCAAGTAAGTGGCGACGGACGCGAACACCCAGCGTGCCCAGTTGGGATTGGCGGGCATGGCTACACCCCTCTTTGGGCCTGGGTGCTGAGAGTCAGGGCGTCCATGGCCGAGCCTTCGAGGATCGACCCCGCCACGCCGACCGCCTCGCCCACCAGTTCTTTGCCGTGGATGATGTAGGCCGCATCGAACTCGTACTCCTCGAAGTTCTCGATGGCGTACTTGCGGCCGTGGTAGACGAGCCAATCGCTCTGCTTCAAGACCAGGTTCGGGCAGTCGCGGCGCTCGATGATGAACAGACGCTTGCCCGCCTCGTAGCCGCCGCCCGTGACCATCTGCTTATTGGCAGAGATCAGCGAGATCGACTGCTTCACCTCGCGGCTAACGGTCTCGGGCAGAACAATGGCCCGCTGAATCCGGGTCGCCGTCTTCGTCCGTGTCACTTCGCCGGTCTTCGTGTCCGTAGTCACCGCCCCGTTCTGATAGACGGTGATCGTGCCGCCGTACTGCCGCTTCAGCGCATAGAGCACCTGGCGAATCCGCTGGTTCAAGCTGTAATTCGCAGGGTACGTCATGGCCTCAGTCTCGCTTCCGTTGATCGCACGTCGGTCGCCACGGGCAGTCGAACCGCTCGTCCAGGGCCTTCTCCAATCGCTCCATCATCAAGGTGTTTTGAGCAATCACGTCCGCACACCTCTCCACCAGCGGCATCAACACATGCCGCTGTTCGTCTTCCAGTTTCGAGATGCGTTTGCTCATGCGGCCTTCCCGGACCCAGCCTTGCCACAGCAAGAAGACGACGACCAGCACCAGCGGGCCGTACTGCTTCAACAGCGCGACGGCATCGGCAAACGTGTCCGCCTGCGCCAAGAGTAGGAAGTCCATGAGGCAACCCCGTCCGCCCAAGGGCGCAGTTGAGGGTAAACAGTGGCCGCCCGTCCGGGTCTGGCCCGGACGGGCGACCGCAACTCGCTCGGGACAGACAGGATTAGCCGAGCACGGGGACGCAGAGGGCGCTTTCCAGCACGGCCACGCCAGCCAGGATGTCGCAGTTCACGACGGTCCCGCCCGCGTTGATGTCGTACTGCATCAGGACGCGCATCCCGATCCCGTTGTGCGGGACCACGGCGGCCATGACGCCCATGCGGGTGTCCGGCAGGGCCAGCGGCCGGGTGACCAGCGCCAGCGCGTCCCGGTGGAACGCCAGGTTCATCGAGCCGTAGGGGCCGGGGTAGGCCGCCGCATCGGCGTTCACGCCCGCTTCCAGCGGCCGATCCAGGTACACCGTGCAGGTCGCGCCGGCGTCTTCCGACTCGATCACCGTGTAGGTCTTGCGGCCCGAACCGGTGCCGAAGGCGAGCAACTGGCCGACCTGCGGAGCCTTGCCGGCGGTGTAGCTCTTCAGGACGACGCCCTTGCTGTACCCGGCGGCGTAGCTCGCGTTGGCCGCGCACGCCTTGTAGCGCGTGACCACGGCGTTGTCCAGCGTGGCGTACTTGTTCGCTTCGTTCAGGGTGAACGAAACGCCCGCGTCCACGGCCGTCACGTAGGTCGGCTGGTCGTTGCCGGCCACGACCGCGAACTCGCCCACCGCGATGTCGGCGATGGCCGACTCCTGGATGCCCGTGTAGCCGGCGGGTTTCGGTTCCGTGACCGTGCCCTCGGCGGTGTCGGCACCGGTCAGAACGCAGTTGACGTTCTGGCACATGAACGTGTCGAAGCCGAGGATGCGGCCCAGGGTGGCGTTCTCCAGCGCCGAGCCGCCGTCGCCGCGCTCGTTGGCCTTCAAGAAGATGTCGGTCTTGAGCATGGCCGTCTCCGCCGTGGGAGCCATGACCAGCCGGCGGCCGTCCATCGGGGCCTTGTTGACGTTCAATCGCTCGCGGGCCTCTAGCACCCAGTCCTTGGCGTTCGAGGCGCTGAGGGCACCGAGCCGACCGATGCGGCTCGCCGGGGTGCCGAAGTAGGAGTGAACCCGGCCGAGCAAGGCGCGATCAACGCCGCGGGCGATGGTGAGCATCGCAGGCCGGAGGTAGATGTCGGTCAACTCCTGGAAGGACTTGCTGCCTTCCCCGTCCCGGATCACGAACGACGAGTAGAACCACTGGTCCAGGGCGACCGGCACGTTGGTGGCGATGGCGTCCTGCTGGGTGAGCGTGGTCCCGTCCGTCTTCCGGCGAATCCTGAACTCGCCGGGCTTCCGGGTGTTCACCACGTCGCCGAACTTGGCGATCTCGTTCTCGAAGTCGCGGTGGACGAGGTTCGCCATGACCATGTTCTCTTCGAGGATGGCCAGGCCCTCTTGTGCCCACAACTCCGGGATGTAGGCGTCCAGGTTGTTTTCGTAACAAGCCACGAACGGCTGGCTGAGGTAGAGACGATTCATTGTTGTTCTCCAAGGCTGGGTTCTCCGCTCGGCGCTGCAAGTCACCGCGACTCGTTCAGCCGCCGGAGCGACCTTTCACCGAACCCCTGAGAGGTTTCTAGCGGCGCTTGGGAGCGAGACCGAGCAATTCAGGGTTCTTGGCTCGAATCTCTCGATACTGCTGCGGAGTCAGCTTCCGCACGTCGATCTTGCCGCCTTGACCCGGCATGAGGCCGCCGGTGGCCGAACTCGAACCGATGCCCGACACCACGCCCGACTTGAACAAGTTGCCGTACTGGTCGGGCAGTTCCTTCATCCGCGCCACCGCCTCTTCGGGGGTGCGGATCATCTCCTCCTGCTGACCGGTCTTGGGATTCACGTCGAGCATCACGACTTTGACTTCGTACTGGCCGTTGGGCCGATTCGTGACCGGATCGACGCCTTCCACCAGTTTCGTCATGGGCTTCAGGAGCGTGACGATCTGGCTCGGGCTGAAGGCGTCATTCTTGACCGCGGCGTCCTGCAACGCCCGCTGGACGGTGGACTCGCGGTACAGACCCTCCCAAACCTGGATCTTCTTCTCGCTCTCCACGAGTTTCGCCTGGTACTGCTGTTCCAGCGCCTGCTTCTCCTTGGCCGCAGCCGCTTCGGCCGACCGCAACTGGCCCTGGACCGCCGCCAGGTTCTCCTGCAACACCCTGCGGTCCTGCTCAGTCAGTTGGCTGCTCTTCAGCACGCTTTCCAGCTTCTCGGCTTGCTCCTTGAGCTGGGCCTGGTACTTCCGGCGGTCTTCGGCGAGAAAGCGGTTCACGTCTTCCTGAGTGAACGTCTTCTGCTGGCCGCCGCCGGTGCCGGCACCTGCGCCAGCGCCCGCGCCGCCATCACTGGCACCTGCATCGGCACCCGCGCCGGCACCTGCGCCACCATCACCCGCCGCTCCATCACCCTCGAAACAAGCACACCACGGACGAGACAGATACAGAGAACGGAACATGCAGACATTCCTCAACCCGAATGGAACTGATACCAGACTGTCCGCCTATTCGGTTTCGGCGGGGTCCGACCCGGCACAATCGCCGGTAGGAAAGGGAGCCAGGTCAAATGCCTAGCTCAAGCGTGACAACTTCAAGGCGTCCGAGTCGCGCAAGAAAGGCTTGAGCAAGCGCCACGCGACAGAACTCGGCACCATATTGACGATGTGTTCGATGGGCAGTTGCGACCGCTCGTAGCTCGTCTTCACCGCCCCGTAGCCCATTGCGCTGACGGCCAGGTTCTCCAACTCCAGTTCGGGGTCTTTGCCGTCCAGCAGAGCGTGGGCGATCTCGTACTCGGCGATGCGGATGGCCTCGGGAACCTCCATGTCGGTCCCGCGCGGGAACTCAAGCGGCTGGCTGGCCTCGGCAGCTCTGATCTGCTCTTGGGTGGCGGATGGGTTCACCTGCAAGAGCGTATGAACGCTGTGCTTGTAGCCCTTGTAACTCAAGGCGTCGATGATCTGCGTGGCTGCCCAAAGGGCCTTCGGCCGATCGGCCGGATCGGCGTTAGACCAAGCGCTCTCATGGAGGCGTGAGGCGAAATAAGAGTCAGCTTGGACCAGCGTGCCGTAGTAGATCATGCCCAGCCCGTAGTAAGGTGCGTCCGCCAGGAGTTCGAGAAGCAGTGTCGTGACTCGAAGCGCTGGAGGACCGAACTCTCCCAGTACCTCGCCCTGAATCTGCGTGCTTTGGACGCGGTTGGTGTTGCCTCGGCCCAATACCTCCGCGCCCAGGGCCGTAACATGGAGCGTAGGGACGAACCGCTCGCCCAGAATCTCGCACTGGACCTGAGTCGCTCGAACGGCAGCAGTCTCAGTGGGACCCAGTATCTCGGCAGCAACCGCCGTGACCCGAATCCCTGGAACGCTTTCTTCGCCAAGGACTTCGCACTGGACTTGGGTAACCCGGACACTAGGGGCCTCGGCGGACCCCAACACCTCCGAGCCTAGCGCGGTGATCCGAAGCGAGGGGACAGTCGGCTCACCGAGGATTTCACACTGGACTTGGGTTGTGCGAAGGCCGTCGTTGTCTCCGTTGCCCACCACCTCCGAATCGAGCCGGGTGACCCGAATCGTTGGAACGACCTGTTCGCCGAGGATTTCGCACTGAACCTGGGTCGTCTGGACGCCATCGGTAGTGCCATGCCCCAACATTTCGGCACGAAACGTCGTGACTACGCCCGCCGAAAGGACGTACTCACCAAGTACCTCGCATTGGACCCGCGTTACGTGAGTACGATTGGTTGAACCACGCCCCAACACCTCGGCGGCTACGCGAGTGGCATTCAGCCGGGTCGTAGCGCCACAGCCGAGGACTTCCAGCGCGGCACGAGTGGCGCGAAGGCTCATACATGCTCAATGCCTATCTGCATGGCCGCAACCTCAGCGGGCGTCCACAGCGCGCCGGTCGCCGGATTGTATTGGGCCACGACCGGGAAGACCTTGTATCCCGTACTGGTCACCGTATGGCTGCCGCCGGGCGTTTCAAAATCACCTGACTTGGCGAGCGGACGTAGACCCTGCGGCGTCGTGTCGGTCACCCGGGCATCCGCATTGAGTTGCACGCCCTTGATATTGGCGTTGATGCGCGTGCAACCGGTCACCCCGTACAGGTCCTTGTTTCCCACGGTCGTCGAGTACACGTAGTCCGTGTCGTCGTTCGACGGATTCTCGTCCACGCACGCGGCATTGTTGGTTCCGGTGCTCGGCGACCAGTTGCTCTGCGCGTTGGAATTGGGGAACACGGCTTCGACGATCTGGCTGCCGAGGAACGTGTTGTTGTCGGTTCCCGTCGTGTCCAGCACATACACGTCGTCGAAGGTGACGTAGATCGAGGCGGTGCTGCCGTACCAACCCCGGAACTGCACGCGATCAATCAACCCGCTCCCGCTGTTGCGTGTGTCAATCCCCGACGCCGAGGCGACTGTCGTGCCGTTGACGCGGACTTCGTAGGCACCGTCCGAGTCGCCGATCGTCACCTTGACCTCGACATAGTACCACTGGCCGGCGGCTATCGTGTTCGGCAGGCTCTCGCCAGGCAGCGTCGTACCGGCGCGATTCAACCGGATGATCCCCGAACCGACGATCTGGAGTCCGACGTGATACACCGACTCGCCGTCGTAGAACCGCAGGATGTCATACGGATAGGTGATGTTGTCAACCTTTAGCGCGAAACCCACGATGACCGTTGCGGTCGGCGTGAAGGCCGGAGTCGAGAAGCACAGCACAGGCGATGTCACGCGAAGGGAACCGGCAGCGCCGAAGAAACGCCCGGCAGCCAGGACGGCACTGCCGGCAGAAAGGTCCAGCGGGGATGCGTACTTCCTCACCAACAGCGCGGTGATGTTGGCCCCGACACTGCCCAGCGTTTCAAAACCTTCGATCCAACGTAAAGCCATAGCTACCGTCCGTCAGGTCTGGTTCCCTTTGATTTTGGTGCCCCGGCCGCGCACGCGCGGGGCCGTCGTGGGCTGCAAGTCCGTATTGCGGCTCACCGCCTTCTCCTCCTCGCCCGCGTTCGGATTCGCCGACAAGTCGGCTACACCGCGAGCCGAAGGGTCGCTCCCGCCTTTGTTTCCGCGCGCCACGCCCTGGGCCTCGGCAATGCGTTTCACACGCTCCAGATGGTCGGCGCGGGCTTGCAGGTACTCGTCCTCATCGAAGCCCAAGGCCATCGAACCCGTCTTTTCGCCGACCAGTCCGGCTTGCACGGCCTGAATGACCGTCTGCGGGTCGCTGTTGGTGTAGTGGGCGCTGTCGATCTCCTGGTTGATCGCCTCCAGATCGTCCACGCTGACCTTGCCGCCCAGGAGGGCCTGGACGATCCCCTTCGACAACTCCCGCTTCACCTTGCGGCCCGGAACGGCTGACATCAGCTTGTTCAAGTCCTGTGCCTCCTTGATCCGGTCGGCGTCGGTCTTGAGCGAGTACCGATCCGGGTACTTGATCGTTGCGATCTCGCGCTTGGCCGGCGTCCGCTCTTCGTAGGCGGCCCAGTGCTCGCAAAGCTGCCGCTCAGCGCTTTCCAGCAGAAGGCCGATGTAGCTCAGGCCCGCTTCGAGGCCCTGGTTGTCCATCGCCTTCGATTCGGCCGAGGCGCGAACGGCCAGACTCGACACGGCAAGATTGACCAGCTCGCGGATGTCCCTCTTCAACCGGTCTTGTAGCTCCAAACTCGCCCGCAGCGGCTCGGCCGAGGGATTGATGAAGCCGGGGGGATTCATCCCTTTGTCGTAGGCCCGGCCGTGGGTCGCGCCGACCTTGATGTCGGTCTCAGCGGCACCTTGGCCGCCCGTGGTCGCCGTACCGTCCGCCGTGGCGGCGTGCTTCAAGTGGGCACCGACCGCCCGCAAGTCCTTCTGCTCGATGTAGAAGGGGAAGTTGCTGCGCAGCGCGTAGCTCACGTCGCTTGAGCCGAGGTTCAGCAGTGCGATCTGGTGCTGGCACACGTCCTTAATCAGGCTGCTGCCGATGTCCAGCATCACGAACGGGATGCGGGTCAGTTCCAACGCGACGGCACCGGCGGGTCCGCCGAACTGATCGACCGGCTCGCCCTTCAGGCTGTAGAATTGCAGATTGACTTTGCCCGTCGCCGGGTCGATCCAAAGGTAACGATACCGCTGCACCTCGATGGTCGGCAGGAAACTGCCCTGGTCGAACTGCATCACCGTGTCCCGCAGCAGAATCGCCTGGAACTCGGACGGGGCTTCCGGCTTCGAGCAGGTCCACGAAAGGATGTCTTCGATGTCGTACTTGTAGAGGTACGGGGCCACGCCGCCCACGTCCGCCAAGGTCACGCCCGCCGGCACCGGCGGGGCATCCACGAAGATGCCGACCCGGCCCATGACCAACAGCTCGGTCAAGACCTTCACGCCGATGAATGCGTTCATGGTCGAGCCGCGCCGATCCACGCCCAGGTTTAGGCCATTGACCGCGTATTGGTAGGCTTTGCTTCCTCCCTTGCGCGTGATGTCCCGCATCCTTTGATAGATCGCGTTGCGGATGTCGTTGACGGCCGCACCTGCAAACTTCGGGATCGGCGTCATGGCCTTGCGGGCGTTGAACTCCGTCTGGTCTTCCCGTGCGGAGAACTTCTCCAGGTAGACCTCCCGGAACTCGTCGCCGCCGCCATAGGTCAAACGCCACTTGCGCCAATCGGTCATCCCACTGAGATAGCCAGGATGGCGGCTGTCAACCAAGCTGATCGTCTGACTCTCAGGCATGGCCTAACCTCACGTCACTTTCCCGATGTCTTCCCCGCCCGTCGTAATTGGAGCCAGCGTCAGGCCGATGTCTGCGTAGCACAATGAATGCGCGTAATGATCGGGACCTGTATTGACGAAACATGCCACCATGTTGCCGGTGTCGTCCTTCACGTAGGTCCGCACCAGGTTCTTGACGTGCTCGCGGTACTCCAGGCTGATGTCGCGCGGCAGCAGGATGCGGGGCGGATTCGTCTTGAAGCGGCCAAGCGTGCAACTCAACCAGCTTGTGCGGTCCACCGTGGCGAATGGCGCGCCCGTCTCTTCCTCGCTGATCGAAACCTCTTTCGCCGTCTGCCCGCGCCGGTAACGGGTCAGCCAGACGTAGCCGTGGAACTTCTTGGCAAACCGCCGGGCGTCGTTGACGTTCGGGTCGGCGTCCACGACGCACGCCAACACCTGCCACTCCCGCATTAGCTCGCCCAGGTAGTTCCAATCGTCCTCCGCGAACTTGCCGAACCAGAGCAGCTTGCCGATCGCCGCCGCGCTCACGTCGCTGCCGGGGTGCCGGTCAAACAGCCAATCGACGACCGAGATGTAACCTGTCTTCCCCTGATCCACGCCCATCGTTATCAGACGGTCGCCGCCGATCTGCGGCCGGGCGTCGTTGATCGTGTGCCCCTTCAGGCACGCCTCGATCATCTCGTCCGTCACCTGGGCACCCACACCGATGAACGGCACGCCCAGCTTGCTGCAATGAAACTCCGTCGCCGCCGCTTCGTCACCCAGGCCGCGGTGGTAGGCGATCACCAATTCGCCCGGCGTCACCGTGGAGGAGTACAGTTGGTTGATGTAAAAGCCCCGCGACTCCTCCGCCGCGACGTTCGTTTCCGTCGCCTTCCATTGCCCGCCGGCCAGGAAGAGCGGCTTGTCCGCGTGTTCCAGCTTGTGCTTGCACTCCTTACACTTCAGGAACGATTCCTTGCAGCGCGGGTCGTTGACCGATTCGCCAATGATCTCCGCGCAATCCGGCCAGAGCAATTCCGTCCATCGGCCGCAGTGGGGGCATTGGAAGTGAAAATGCTCTTGCGTGCTGGTCAGGTACAGCTTGTGGATGCCGTACTTGGGCACGGTTGGCGTGGAGACCGCCAGGATGTGCTTCTCCACCTGGCCCGACAGCCGCTCCAGCGCGAGCCACACCGCATGGGTGTCCATCTCATCCAGCTCGTCCAAGACCAACTCGGACACCGGGATGGACTTCAAGTTGCTGTCGCCACGGCTCCCACGAATGTACAGGACGTTCGTGCCGGTCGATTTCAGCCCCACGGTGTTCGTATCGACGAACAGGTCCTTGAGGTACGGGCTGAGCTTCAGGGCGGTCGCAAACCGGGCCTTGGAAAAGTCGCTCGCGTTCAGCGTGGTCGGCAGGACATACAGCACGTCCCGCTTCAACTGATCGAGCGTGTAGAAGGCCCGATTGATTCCCGTCTCCGTTACGCCCAACTGGGCGGCCTTCATCGCAATCGTCCAGGCCGCCTTGCTGTCGTGTATCTCACGGCACCACGGGTGACGCCGGAAACCATAAGCTCCGTTGAAGGGTGCTCCCATGACCCGACGATTCTCGGCCCATCGGCTGCAAGACGTGAGGGTCTTGCTTTTCAATCCCTCCGTAATGGTCTGCTTCAGAACGTCTACAAGACTCATGGAAAGGCGTCATGTGATTCAATGAGGTTGCAGGTCGGGTTCGCGTGGGTCAGCGGCAAGTGCGGCGCGCTGGTTGCTTCGGCGTTCGGCCCGGCGCAACCTCATGGTTCGCTTGCGGCCTCGGCGACGGTCTCAGCCGGCTTGACAGCCGGTTCGGGTTCTGGTGCCGGAGCAGTACGCTCGACGGCCGCCTTGATTAGCACGGGACCGGAGCCGCCCAACGGCTGGCCGTCACGCCCCAAGCCGAGCCCGACGATTTCGACCTCATCCTCGCTCACGCTGGGCGGGATCGGGATGTCCACCTCGCGATGCGTGTCGTCGATCGTCAGCGTGCGCCCGCAAGCCGGTGTGCGGACAATGACTTGAAACTGCGAAAAGGCGTCATTCCACGGAATCAGCAGCCGCATGTCGGTTCTCACACGTGTGGATGATCTCGTCCAGTCGCGCCGCCAGCTTCCGCATCTGAGGCAACGGATTGCCGGGCACGCCAGTCGCCGCACAGCGGGCCATCGCCTCCAACGCATCGCTGCATCGTATCAGCGTCTTCTGCCACAGCGTCTCGGCTTCAGTCGGCTTGTCGGGGCAGTTGCGGCAGCGGCGACGCGCCATATTAGTGTCCGAAGTGTGTCAACGAAACGACTACGAACACGTCGTCAGTCCGCACAGGCTTCTTGCCGCAGACATAGACGATGAAAGTCGGCACGCTGGTGACGTTGTACTGCCGAGCCAGGTCCGGCCGCTCGTCGATGTCGATGATCTGCACGTCCACCCCTCGGGTCTGGACTTGGACCAGCACCGGTTTGGCTTGCAGGCACGGGCCGCACCACGAGGCGGTGAACGCCAGCACCTTGGGGCGCTCGCAAGGGCCGTTGGGCAAGCCCGGTTGGTCCGGCATGTCGCAACCAGCCAGCAGCACCAGCAGTCCAATCAAGACGGACAGCGGCAGCAAAACGCACGGCACGAAGGTCTTGACTTTCATCGCGGGTCTCCGGTTTTCGGGTGGCTCGCGGAGGGTCCGGGAGCCATCGGAGAACCGGCCCGGTCGCGTATGACCGCAACCGGGCGCGGAAGTCAGGTCTGCCTGCCCTTGATGCACGTCACCCGAAGGGAGCGGTGCGGCAGGTGTGTTTCGAGGCGTTGGCCGATGCCTACACCTTGGCCGAGGCCGGTTGCTCGGCCGCAGCCGGCGGGGCTTCGAGCGCGGCGATCTTCGCCTTGATAAAGGCCAGACCCTCGGGGGTCGCCAGTTTCGCGTTCAGCACGTTCTCGTAGGTGGCCTCCAGTTCCTTCTTGATGGCATCACTGCCGGACTCGACCAGCTTGGCGACATCGTGAATCTTCTCCACCATGTCCTGGATGTCGCCCACGGCGAAGTCTTCGAGCAGGGCCGGAAGCAGCTTCAGGCCGGCGGCCCGCAGTTCGCCCGCGAGCACCTGGGCGGCCCGCTTCTTCTGCATCAGCTTGGCGTTCTTGCCGAAGAGCCACTTGCCGACTTCACGGCCCACGAGGATGGCGCACGCGACGGCGAGAATCCAGATCACGACGATGGGGTTCATGTTCTTCTCCGTTGTTTCGAGGATGGCTGTCTTTCAGCCGAAAGGTCAAAGACGCAGGACACACGCACGCAAACGAGACGACTTACTTCACCGGCGGATGCAGCTTGTCGTAAAGCTGCCGGCCGTAGGCCCCCGCAAGGCCGCCGACAAAACCCAGCACGCATAGCACCGGGAGCCAGACCCACTGCACCGCACTTTCCACCGCCGGCTCGTCAACATTAGGCGCACCGCCGTCATCAATCGGCTGTGGTTCGGGATCGGGCTGCGGCTGCGGTTGCGGGTTCGGCTGCGGGCTCGGACAGGGACCGGGGCACCGGCGCTCCATTTCCCGCCGCCACGGCAGAACAGGGCGAAGTCCCGAGGCCGTGTTCACTGCACCGGCCAGGGCACCATTCAGTCCGCCCGCCGTCAACGGAATGTTCTTCCCGGCAGCCTCGTAGATCACGGTGCCGTCCGGCTTCTGCATCCGCACGGTCGGCAGGGCCTTCACGTTACCGGCATAGCGGGCTTTGTAGATCGCCGTGTCGTTTGTGACGGGGCAGAAATGGACCTGGTTCTTAAGCTTCCTCAGACTGGCGTAGGTGTCGAACCAACCGACAATCTTGCGGTAGCGAGCGTCCGTCGCGTTGCCGACCACGCTGACGTACCACTTGCCCTGGTCTTGCGGAAGGTTGACGATCCGCTCTTCGGCCAGGACACCGTTGACGGTATCCGCCACGCACGGCACGACCGCCGCAAATACTGCGAGCAAGCACAGCACACACAGCAGCAGCTTGTTCATGGTTTCCTCTCTTGTTGGAACGTGTTTCGGGACTATAGTGGAAGCGGAGCCGCCGGAGTGTATAGCGGCGTCACCGCCCATCCGTAGCTCGCCTTCCACTCAGCGATCAGCGTCTCTCGCGGGACCCAGATAAACTTCTCGACGTTGTTGTTGTCGAGGAGGGCAGCCCACCTGTCGTCGAGATGCACAAGTGCGACCATGTGCGCCCCACCCATGACCGTGATACCGCAGCCGCGCCGCGTGCGACAACTCCACTCAAGGAAGCGAACGTCCCCGTTGGTCACGTAGGCGTAACGGATGCCCTCTTTGTCGAACTTCGCGGCCAAGTCGTCCGGCCACTCTCCATTGGCGTACCTCCAACGCCAGTAGTTGGCTGTCGCCAGGCGGCCTTGCCAGCGGAGCAGGCTAATCATCGTGGCGTGGACGCACGACCCCTCACGGCGGTTGCCTAGCCAGTTGCTCTGCCGCAACGCCAGCGGGATATTGACCACCGGACGCTCCTTCTTGACCACGCGGCTTCTGGTGTTCTCGGTGGCTTCGCAGCCCACGACCACGACCAGCAAGACCAGCGCAAAGAAGACTCGTGTCAGACGGGGTTGAGACATGCGAACTCTCCGAAGTGTTTGAGCACGGCCTCGTTATAGGCCCGTGCGGCATCCCGCGGATCATCGAAAGTGCCGAGATATACACGGCGGCCGTCCACACCGATTTGGGCGACTGGCTTTCCGTCCCAGGATCGCGGGTAAACGCCTTTGAAGCCGGAGGTATTGTTCTTCGGACGCTTCGAGTTCACGTTATTCTGGGACCGCGATGCTATCCGCAGATTGCCACGCTGATTGTTCAAGCCGTTGCCGTCAACGTGGTCAACATCGCCCGCTTCGATGTCCAATCCGCATCTGTCCGCGATAAGGCGGTGCATGAAGACGTATTGGCGGCCGTTCTCGGTGTAGTTGATGCGTTTCGCATAACCCGTTTGGCCGCGACGGTGAAACTGCCACTTCCACCGCATCAGGTCCTCGTAATCGCAATCGTCTACCAACACCTCCTTGCCCCCAGCCAACGGAATCGTCCTCACTACTTCAGTCTCCGAGGTTTCAGCAGAATCTCAGCCCGACGAAGACGACGTACAAGCATATTGGGCGACCAGCGACTCACGTTATCCGTCGCAAGCAATCCCACCGTCGCATACGCGGCTGCCACCATTTCCGAGCAGAAGATCGAGGTTAGGTCCTGCTCACGAAACAGGGATTCGACCCACGACAGCCCCACGCCGGCCGACCGGAACGCCCCCATTGCGTCGTAGGGCGTCCCAATGGTTTCCATCAGAAACTCGGTCAACCGCTCGTCCTCCTGTGGATACAGCGGCCGATATAGTGGGTAGTGGTACGCCTTGCCCGAATAGTGTCGCAGGATGAAGTCGAGTCCGTGGGCCTGCGTGCCGCAGATCGCCTTGCCCGTGATTTCGCACGGGATGTCGCCGTCCAGGGACGTGCTCTCGAAGATCAGCAGGCGGCCGTCCGGGGCGTTCCCCATGATCCCCACATGACTGATTCCCCATAGCGGAATCCCGTAGGTGGCGATGTTGACGGCCGCGCTGATCCAACTCCGCCCGCTGAAGCCGATGATGTCACCGGGCTTGATTCCGGCCTCGCCGGGCAGTACGAGTCTCCGCGTGAATGGGAACATCGCAACCCTCCCGGCTCGACTGCGCCATTGTGTTGATGTTGCCGACCTTCCGCCGGTGATAGCGGGCCTGATCGTCGGCCCAGCAGTCTTCGCAGCGGAACTCGCCGGGATAGGTCACGAGTCTGCCGCAAGCACACCAGACGAGGTTCATTCAGCGGATTCGTCTTCGGAATTGTCAGCCTTGGAGATCGTCGCCACGATGTCGGCGATGATCGCATCGACGGTCTGCTCGTAGTTCGGGATGCCTTCCAACCGATCCACGATGACCTGACAGATTTGCTGGCCGACCCGAAGCACGGCGTTCCGCGCAAGCAACGTGCCCAGACTCTTTTCGATGGCGTGTGCTGATTTCACCAGACGCTCAACGGTCAACAAGAGCGTGTTGAGCGGAGCGCAGGCTTGCATGAGATCGGCGTCGTTCTGGATCAAGTTGAAACGCCGCTCGATCAGCATACGAGCCAGCGCTATCTCGTCCCGGAGCGACTTGACTTCCTCGTGTTCGGCAAGGTCGGCCAGCCGAACCCGATCCTGAGCCTTCGCTAGAAGGTACTGCCGCAACCGCCGGGCGGGCGCTCGATTCACCCCGCCGCAGGCCAGGCAGTAGTCCGAGCCGTCTTCCGCACGATTCCGGCATTGCCCGTCAGGCTGGGCACCCTTACAGCGGAGCGGATCGGCCAGGTCGGTGACACGTTGCATTGCGCACCATCTCCTCACCCTATAAAAGACTGCCAAAACGCCGTTTTTTTCAGAGATTCTGGAAGTTTCAACGCCGCCGCCACTCGGGATGCGCCCTTCTTCGGCGTTGTCCAGATAGAGGATCATGCGGCGATTCATCGTCTACTACCGACACGGCCGAAACCGCTGGCGACAGTTGCAGCCCGGCGTCCACGATGATCTCTGCGCCCGCCCCGAGGTGCAGCAGGCAATCCGCTACCTGCGGGGCAACCCCTCCACCGAGGGGATCGCCGTGCGGCTGGGCGACGACCTGTTCAACCTGATGGCCGCCGTCCCAGCCGACTGCTACGAATTCACCTTCCCCGAGGGCTAAGATGCAGCGCCACTTCCACCGCAACCGGCCACCCGCCGAGCCCCCGGCCGCCGGCTCCAAGCCGAGACTAGAAATGGTGCGGCTTCCGATCTTCCGGGTCCACTACCGCCGGCTGGAAGAGTATCTCGCGGCGGTTTACCGGATGGAGGGCTTCGACTTCCTGCTGGCCTCTGGGGCGGTCCCTGGGCTGGTGCCGGAGTACGCCGTCAGCCCGACCCTACCGCTTTCCGAAGACGCCCGGCGGCGGGCCGACGCCATCCGCGCGGGCCGGCGCACCCGCGACGTGGCCCTGATCCTCAACGTGCTTTGCCTTGACGGCTACATCCCGGCCGGCAAGTACATCATCGACACCCGGCCCGAGCCGTGAAATCACGAAATGAGCGCGGCATGGCTTTCTGAACCAAGCTCTGTGCGTCTAACCAAAAAGGAAGGCCCGAAGGCCAAGATGATACCCGGCCTTCGGGCCTCAGTTTCGTCAGAGCAGGTTCACGACCCGCTCGGCCAGGCCCTTTTCGCCCAGCACGACGTTCAGCTTGCCGCTGGTGGCCACCTTCTCCAGGACTTCCAGTTCCCGGAGCCGCATGAGCGTCGGGTTGCCTTCCAGCACCTTGGCGGTGTTGGCCTGGCTGCGCATGGCCGCCGTCTCCTCACGGCGGACGATCAGGTTGGCCTCGGCCGCCTTCTTGGCCTCCGTGACCTTGTTCATCAGGTCCTTCATGTCACCCGGCAGGATCACGTCCCGGATTCCCACCGAGATCACCTCCAGACCCAGCGCAGCCACCCGCTGCCGAACGATGGCCTCCAACTCCTTGGCCACGGCATCCTTGTCGGCGAGGAACTGGTCGAGTTCGCGAGCGCCAACCACGGCCCGCAGCGCCAACTGCGCCTCGCGGTAGAGCGCCTGACGGGCGTCGTCGGCCGCGCTCAGGGCCTTGTGGGCGTCGGCCACGCGGTAGGCGGCCACCGCGTTAAGCCGCAGCGTCACCTTGTCGGCGGTCATAATCTCCTGGCCGCCGATGTCCAGCATGGTCTCGCGCAGGTCCACCGGCACGAGCATGACCTTGGCCATGTTCTTCCAGAAGGCGTACTTGCCCGGCGGCAGGGTCTCGACGTAGCGGCCGTCCTCGAACAGCACGCCCACGTGGCCCTGCTCCACGGCAAAGGCGTCCAGGAGCCGGTCGGCCAACGCCGAGCGGACAATCACCTGAAGGTCCTTGTGCTCGAAGCGGACCTTGCGGGCGTC